ACGAAAGCATTGCAAGGCAGAGGTTGAGAAGATTCTAGCAGAGGAAAATCTAGGATGTAAGGTCTGTAAGAAGGAGTTTCAGTCAAATACAGCATTCTATTATCACGCAAGTGACTGTATTGCGATTAATGATACACAGAGATACAAGTTTCTGATGCAGATCATTTAACGTCGTTGGACATTAAATTTAAGTACCAACTTTAAACTGAGATTAATCCATAAAAAAATTATTTTTTTAGATAATCATTAGACCGACACAGAATAATAGACATGCCTAAGACCATACTCACGAATACACTTTTCAAGCACACATTGACACTCTGAACACGGTTTCGAATTCAGTGTTTTCTCTTGCGAAGAGCTGAGGCGCCACACGTACATATCAGCTCCGCGCAATTTAGTAACATCTCCTACAAGCCTAAGTACAGCAATCTCTGCATGAATTGTACAGGCTGGGTAGGAATTTCTCTCACTATATCGCGAACCAATTCTTGTTTTTCGCGATCGGTAGCCAACCTTATTTGTTGTTGCAGCAAGAATCTCGCCCTTTAAAACAATAACACTCGTATGAATGGATGTCTTTCCAGAGTCAATGTAGATAGGCGGCTTCACCGTTTGCTTCAAATATTCGAAGAAAGTAGAGCTTCGCATTTTTGATCACGTTTCAAATGGCTGCGAGCAGTTTCAATTTTATTTAACGTCGTTGGACATTAATTTTAAGTACCAACTTTAACGTGTTGCTGCGCGAAATGTATAATAGGAACCGCCGAGGATATTCTTGAGTTGCCAATCCCAGAGATCAAGCAAGCGGCCAATTACAATAGGGTTCTTTTCCATGAGTTCATTCACAGGCATATTTACACGAGCTGCAATCAACTTCATATTCTCTTCGAACGACAAGTGTCTGATACCACAAAAGAGTGTGCGAACAAACTTGCGAGCACACAGTGCTGTCCAGTAGTTATTTTCCTGTAGAGGCGCTGCATGATAGATGTTATTCTGCTGCCTTAGAGCAGGTACAGGGATAAGAGCAGGAAGATCATGAAACATCACATAGTTTGATAGATCATTATTAAGAGTAATAATATCATCAGCAAGAGCATTTGTCTTTTCAATAATAACATTCACCTTATTTGCAAACTGTTCCGTAGCCTCATTCTTTCCTAGCGTATAGGCATTCATAATGGCAGCTCGAATTTCCCGTAGATTGTCATCTCCAAGTACGCTCCACCGAGATGTGCTATTCAAAAGAAACGGATTCACAATATTGGCCAAAGGATCAAGCATTTGTATTGGTAATCCTTTACAACAGCGTGAGTATCAATTTTATTAACGATGATACTTAAATTTAAGTATCATCTTTATCTACAAGCTGGAGCTGTGTGACAATATTATACATGTGGTATCCAAGGGCGCCGAATCCAAGGATTGCCAGAAGTTCATATGCGGGTCTCGGAGTCTTCTTTCCAAGATATCCAATATAGATCATCAGAGGTGCAATCACTAAGCAATGTAGAAGATTGACCCACAGATATGTTGAGGCGGCCATATAGCGAACAGATGCCTTGTATGAATGATAGACAAAAACAAAGAGACCGAGTGCAAATACACTCCAATAGACAGCCTCAGAGGTTGCAGCGCGCGTGAATGCAACATAGAGGAAAAGGGGCACAACGAAAAGGATGTGGAACGTCGATACAATGACGTGAGCGTTCATCTTATATAATCCAAGAGTTTATCTGCATGTTCCAATGCACCTTCAACCCATCCTTGGCGGAGCGAGAAACTTTCACCACATAGAAAAAGATTTGGGCATTTCTTGGGAAACGGTTGCAGTGCAGCCACGGAATCCTTTTCTGGTTCCCACGGTCCAGGGAGCCAATAGGTAACCCCATCTTGCCAATAGTGGCTCTTCATGAAAAGAGGATCAGGGATATCTTTCTCAGGAAAGAGTTCGCGCAGATCTTTCATAATCTTCTTTTCGTCAAGATCGACGTAAGGGCGCGTATAGATAGAATCCGTATAGCTGATCATAGCGACCTTTTCACCCACGGGGATAAAGTAGCGAATGGGGGAAGCGGTCGCCACGCGACCAATATCGTGAAACCACGGTTCATCAAAGACAGCATAGATACGTAGAAGAGGCTCCATTTGCACGTGGTCTAGAAGAGGCCATCGCTTGAAAACAGGAATCTTAGAAAGTGCATCTGCAGGAAGTGTAACTATGATGCGCCGCGCACGGATTGTTTTCTGTTCAAACTCAGCTTCTCCTTCGCTCACATTAAGAAGTGTATGCTCAGTTAGAATTTCTAGACCTCGTTTTTTAAGATCTTTGACCATGCGCGCAATAAGTTCAGAGAATCCCTTTTTGATAACTACAAAACCACTATGGTCATGCATCTCATGTGCAAATTCACGGAGTGCAGATTCTGCGCGCATAATATTGACTTCAGAGTAATAAGGGAAACGATCCAAGTACTTCTTCGTTGTTGCGGCTCCGTGGATAAAAGTTAGAAGTTCCTTAATTGTATAGTTGGTTAAGAGGCCGTGGGAAAGGCGTCGAAGAGGGTCAAGGAGAATAGGGAATGAAGGTTCGAAGATATTCTCTTCAAAGAGGGCTGCACCATTTTCGCGGTATCGTATAGAGGATCCTATGGGCACCGTTTCTAGATCATACTCCTTAATGAGGCCAAGTAGGATTGTATGGTCTGTTGAAATTCTCCCAGCGCCTGCTTCCCAGTGTAAATCCTGGTTCTTCCAATGTAGCCCTTCATGGTGATAAGTATAAGCACGCCCGCCAAGATATTTTGATTTTTCACAAAGAACAACACGTTTAGACGGGTTCTTCTTTAAGAGTTCTCTGGCCACATAGAGGCCAGAAATCCCCCCACCAACGATGAGAGTATCGTACATCCTATCTCTTATACCTTTTTTCCATCAAACAATTGAGGAAAACTCTTAATCCATTCGACTACAGTTGCAGTATCGGAGGACTTCATAGTTCCAAGAATCTTCTTTTCATGGATGGCTAAAAATGTAGGGATTGAAGTAATACCACAGTATCCAGCAGTATAATCATTCTCATCAATATCACACTTGAGCCACTTCACGTCGGGTGAAGTACTGCCAACAATCATGGGCAGATTCAGGCGACGGCATGCACCGCACCACTTTGCAGTAAAATAGACAATCACGAGAGAAGGAACAGGTTCCTTCACGGGTTCCGTATTCTTGCCAATCAGAATCTCAAACTGTTCCTGTGTTGCCAGAGGGTCCATCCTGTTTATCGGCGCCAGTTATTTTTAAGTCACCATTAGACCTTAGAGAAGAAAGTGTGAAACCTACTGCAGAAAGGAGGACGAGGAGTCCGATGATAAAGACATCGCTACTACTGCTAAATTCCTTCTGTTTTTCACTAATCATAGATTCAAGGTGTTCGAGAGTTCCACTGCCGCCACCGCCACCGCGTTGTAAAAAGCCTGGGAGTTTTCCAGCAAGTGGAGATGCAGATGCTAGACTTGCAAGGCCTGCGGCTTTACCAGCAAGAGGCGATGCGGCTGCCATGCCAGCGAGACCAGATGCGCCAGCAAGACCAGATGCTCCAGCAAGACCAGATGCTCCAGCAAGACCAGATGCTCCAGCAAGACTAGATAGACCAGGAACACCCGCAAGACCTGCAGCGCCAGAAAGCAATGATGCAGGTGTCGGAATAAACTGCGAATAGATTGAATAGGCGGTATAGGAAGCGATAGCCCCTGTTCCTGCAAGAGCAACTTTAGAAATAGTTCCAAATATATTTCCAACTGCACCAGGAAGATATGTGAAATAACTCGTAATACCCCATACAATGCCAATCAGAGTTGTGAAAAATATATTTAATAATATTTTACCCTTTCCAGTAAGACTTTCTGTGCTTGGTTTATAACCAGCAGTAATAGGGGCCATATCTTGAAAAAAAGGTATTAATAATCCTGTAGTCTCAAGCTTTTTATCATCAAAGCACTGAAGTAAATCAAAGACATACCATGCACTAAATAACGGTAAAATAAATAGAGCTATTGTATTTAAATCTTTGAATTCTGGTGCAATAAAAAGGATTACTAAATATAACACAAGCACCGTTATAAGATTTACAATTCCTTTTGCCATACCTGAATAAATGGAGTTCAGAGCATATCCGTGATCTAGAACACCAAGGATACCTGTTGGAAAGATTGCGAGTAATCGGAATAACCAGGCCGGAATATCAGTGTTAGTGGGAGATGCTGTTGCGATGCTCTTTTGAATACTAGAAAATGCAGCTGTAGCAGCAGCGGTTGCAACAGCACCAGCAGCTGCATCTTTTGCTCCTGAAACAAGACCTTTTGCTTTGGAAAGAAGTCCCGCCATCCTACGTTAAGCTATGCTTATATAGTGAATAGAACACCGCCAAACCCATTCACCACGCGGAAAATATTATGATTCGTAGCATAGACACGAATACTAGCATTTCCACGCGGAGGAGACAGATTTGCATCTGCAACAAGGGTCACCATAACATTAATATTATCAACACGTGAAGCATTCATACTTCCACTCGGCTGTAAATCTTCAGGGCGGAGAGCAAAACTATAGAGATAAATAAAGTCATCGCTAGGAACATTTGTATGGTATTGCCAAGGCTGGACAAGGCGGAAGTATCCAGCATCGCGAGCATCAAAACGATCCTGTCCATCGAGCTGGATAAGTGCAGTATCAAGAAGATCTTGTCTTATACCAACTTCACTCGTAGCTAAGCTACTGTAATTAAACCACTCGTGAAACTGCGTCACTGCATCACGCTGGATAACCCAGATGAATTCGCGGCACGGATGATTAAATTCAATGCGGACAGTGGAAGATGTACTTCCAGGCGGAATGGCAATACTCGGTGTATATTGAATCTGCTCAATCAGATATTCATGTGTATTTGCAACAAAACGCCGCCTCTCCTCAATATCAAGATAGACGTAATCTCCCCATAGCATCATTTTACTAATTTTAGCAGCCGCAACAGAAGCAGTGTTACAGTTAGTAATGAGATCAGTGCTGTAAAATAACTTCTGCAATGGGCGCAGGGTTATATTAATACGAACAGGATGATATTGGAGTGCAAGAAGCGGCAGATAGAGACCAGGATTGCGATTAAACCAGAAGCGGAGAGGAATATAGAGTTTCAGCCCTCCAGTAAGATTTGGGGTCGTATAAGAATCGACCTTTCCAATCATGTCGTAGAATCCATTTCTCTGATTTGCGGTTGTCGTCAGATTCGACCAGATTTCCATCCACTCACCTGTCTGTTTATCGATTTCCTGCTCACCAATATCAATACTAATCTCTTCAATAAGTGCATGGCCAATGGAATTGCAATAGGAGACTTCAACGCCACTGGAATTGTAAATCCGAGGCAATGTAACCTCAAGAATTATAGGACCGAGGAGATCTCCACGACGGGGAACAAGGCAGCTCAGGCGTTTTCCAAAATCAGGGTCACCGTCAAAATACATCGGCTGTGACTCAATGGCAAAGTTCGTATAGCGGCGATACACCATCTTGAACCATGTAATCTGTGGATTCCCAGTTAAATAGACATCCTGTTTTCCATTTGCTACAAGTTGAAGAAGGCCTCCTCCTGTCATCTCTATCTTAAGAATGTAAATACTCTAGGTCGTTATTACCCCAAGAATATTCAACTGATGTTACAGTAGATATGGATCCTTTTGCACGAAATGATCGCTCCTATGACACAGATTTACTTATCCTCCGGAGTCTCTTTGCAATTGATCCGCTAACAAATCAACCAATATCCTCCATGTATGTCCTTGCAACGGATGGGCAAGGTGGTCTATCTTGGCAAGACTCTTTTACAAATATTTCATCCTATTCAGGTCTGACTTCTGCAGGAGTTGGATATCTCCCCTCAACAATCAGTACAGCAACAGGCAATATAAATTATCTTCTAGAATATTCAAGTAATACATCGAATGCACTGACGGCAAGTATCGCCAATGGCGGAATACCAGGAAGTCTCATAGGACCGCAACTCTTCAGTACAACAACAGGTATAAGAAATGAGGCCCAGGATGACTTCACAAGTACAATTTCAGGAATTGAAGGAATTCTTGCATCGGGTACAACAGGGACACCGCAATATTTTGGCAGTACAGTGGCCGGTCTCGGAAATACAGGCTATATCAGTTCGCAGCAATTGCTCAGTAGTTTCACAGGTGCAACTTCAGACTCCTTTTCAACTCTGAGAAGTACAACTGTAGGCCTCGGAACGATAGGCTATATCAGTTCAGCGTCACTTCTTTCAACAGTTAGCGGGATTTATAACTACACTGTTAATTACATCCAGATTGCAAGTACCGTCAGTAGTCTAAATGCAGTTTCATCATCAAATCTCACAAGCACATTCAATAATCTCGGCACTGCAGGCTATGTAAGTGCTGCGACACTTTCTACAGTAATTAGTGGTCTTATACGAAATATCAATGTAGATAATGCAGGTAACTTGAATGTGTATAATAGTCAGATTACAGTGTCCTCACTGCAGAATCTAGGATTCCTCTCCAGTTTCCACAATAGTTCATTAATGTATAAGGGTATCAATGGAATTACAATGGCATCTACAACAAAGAGGGACCTCTATTTTTCAACTGCAAATCTTCAGTTTGATATGCATGCCAACTTCATCACACCCAATACGAAGATAACACTTGATGTCTTCCCTAATTTCTTCTTTTGCACGATGAACCTGGTGAATTCAACACAGTTCTTTCCTATCAGTACAATGGTCCAATATGGGCAGAATATTATGTTAAATACAACAAATGTCAGCTATATGGTCGCAAATGGATTTACACCAGGATATTCAAATTATTTCCAGGTTCCTCTGCGGATGAATATGGCGGGTGCCGATCTCTATGGAAATAATCTGAACCCATATGTTCTTGTGCATCGTGTTGAGAGTTGTCTGTCTTCAAATCTTTCAGGAGGCTTCTCAAATTCAAATGTATCGGTGTATATGGCATCTACGAATTCCATCTTCGTGACAATGATTAATAACTTAGGGAAAAATTGAAAAGCTAGCAATAGCAATAGAAATAGCAACAAGCAAGAATGACATATTCAATTGCAATCTATCTCCGCCTTTTCTTCGACCCGTGGTCTGGGGAGGCAGTTCTCTGCGGCCGCGATAAGTACAAGGAGCCAGTTGAGAAATCTTATACTCCAGAGGAGTTTAAGATTCCCCAACAGTATCGAAAGTATCTGAGAGTTCAATCCGATATCATGGAAAGCTACACTGAGATCTTCAGGTCTGAACGTAATTACGATGTGAGTGCATCGTCTTTTCTCTACTACTATCCGCCATGGGATACAGTCAAGAAGACAGATATCTCATGGACCGAGGAAGACCACAAGAATCTCTATGCTTTTCTGAAGTGGTGCTCCTCTAGATGCGATGGATTCTACGTGAAAATCTACACTATGAGTAAGGATGTCAGCCCTCTCGCAGACAACTACAGAGTATGATACACTCACACTCAATACAATTCTTGTAAAAGGGACATCAAATACAATTGTACCACCATTCCATAGTCTCATCTCAGATGGACAAGGAGGCGCCTATTGGAGCACGATTCGTGAAGGAACCTATGCAGATGGCTTCAAAGGTTTCAGTACATCAGCTGCAAGCTATATACCGGACAAAATATCGAACAAACTTATTTTACGTGTTGGCGGCGGCTTAGGATATGCTCTAGGACCAACCTCTGTAAATTTATATGCAGAAGCATTTCAAACAATGACTATTCCAGGGCTCAGTTCAATCTCAACTCTCTCCACTGTCTATTTTTCAACGGTTGGAAATGCACAGATGTTTATCAGTAACAATACACTGAACTACCAGATTCTCGATACTGCAATTAAGGTAAATTCGAATAGTATCAAACTTAACTCCACGACGAACTTTATTGGCATCAATGGTATCTATCTCTCTACACAAAAAGACAATATAATTGGTATCCAAATGCCCTTTTTTACTTCAACTTCCTTTTCTTCCATGAAGAGTGAAGGTCCTTATTTAGAAAGTAACCTCTTTAATACTCTTCTACCCACCTATGTTCCTAGAATTCCATATTATAGTTCATTCATTACACAACTCTCTTCACAGCTCTTTGAATCAACACTCAACTATATGAGTATAAATAGAGCTCTTTCCACAATTATATATAATCAACTCTCTTCATCAACATTCAGCCTAGAACAATCTAATTTTTTGAATTTTAGCAGCAGAATCTCATCATTCTATCCACAAAGTCTCCAAAACTATTCAACACTCTTTTCAACTTTCTACAGAAGCACAGGAATCGAGACACTAATTGTTGATAGTTTTGCATCAGAAAACTTTAAAATAATAAATGCGGATGCAGTCTCTACCGCAAGTACAACGATTTCTCTTTTTAACTCACGGGCAAAGGGCATTGATGGTAGAAGCACAGTTATAGGCTTAGAAAAGAGACTTATACAAGTCTCCACAAATTTATATTACTATCAAGTGACAAACAATAGTACATTTGCAGAAACACAAACAAATTTCTGGTTAGCCAGCACTGTAAGCACTGTGAATCGAGTAAATCTCTGGCAGACAGTTCCATTTACAATCTATACAGATCCTGCTCCTGCAAAGGGATTCGGCTATGATACACTCTTATCCACGTGCGAACTACAACTATCGTCACTTATAACAAAAGTCGATTCAAATTCACAGATTTTCATCGACTATGCCGCAAATTACAAATTCCTCGATTTTCACCCATATCTCCGTGATACCTTTACAAGCTATACGCAATTTACATGTACAGCAGGGACGAATACAACACTTGCTCCAGCGTCTGGCGCAGCGGCAAGTTTCCAAGCAACGTTTGCGGGCGCCGCGGCATCCGCCACTACCTCACAATTTACAGTGTATCCTATCCAATTCAATGTTACACTTGCTCTGCAAACATTCATAATTACAGATGGAACATCCACAATTCTCGAAGGAGCAGGATTTACATTTCAAAGTACGTATTCAAAAAATATCTATACATACAAAGCAGGCGATATCGTGCAAATTAAGATTCTCGACTCGGATAAAAACTATACGCTCTATCTCAATAACAAATTTATCGAATATGGCCAGTATTATACAACAAACGGAACAACTACGCAGTTTAAACTGGCAGGGAC